TGAATGTAACTGGGATGCATATTTTAACGATAGCTTATTTGTCACAAACAAAATTACTTGCAATAATCCTTATGATGCACGTAATTTTAATATTAACTGTTATTGGAAAGATGGAAGTACACATGATATCTTGGTTCGGAGTAATGACGGTTTAACAACAGGTCTTGGATGGGTTGGAAGCGACGACTATCCTACCGTATTAGATCTTCGTCCTACGAAAGTAAAAGTACGAGGTACAACAGATTTCTACGTAGGTAATACGTTAACATTTGAGACGGATAAGGACGATCAAAGTGAATACATACGATCCGTGCCTACATATAACCGTACATATGACGCATCTCCGAACGTATATATTACAAGCCTAGGCACTTTTGGCAGAGGCACGTCATCGTCGCAAAGATACAAAACAGATATAGAGAACGTTAAAGACGATACGTTAAACCCATATAATATCCTTAGTATTCCAGTTAGACAATTTAAGTATAACAAGGATAATGTCCCTGTTAATAAGTGTGTCGATGATTTATATATTGGTTTAATCGCAGAAGAAGTAGAAAAAGAATATCCTGCTGCGGCAGAATATAACGAAGATGGACAAGTAGAAATGTGGAATATTAAAGCCATTGTTCCTGCGATGCTTAAAATTCTGCAAGACCAACAAAAAATAATCGATGAACTAAAACAGAAAGTAGATGATCTAGAGATGAACACACCATTATAACTTAAAGGGGATTTTATTATGAACGAAGTGTTAGAAGTTATCAAAAATATTGCGGCTGTAGTAGGATGCTTGTCTACTTGTGTTGCATTTTTGACACTGATTATTAAACCATTAAGACAGAGGATTGTTAATAAGTTTGCCGAGAAGGCACAGAAGCAAGCAATAGAAACTAAAATAGATTCGATGAGTAAAAAAATAGACACCGTAATGGATGACAATAAAACGCAACAATCTGAAATAAAAGAAATTAAAAGAGAAATTAAGCACATAAAAGAAAATGTACTTGAAAACGAGGCAGATAGGATTCGCGCAGAGTTATTTGATTGTGGCAATAGATGCCGTAGAGGAATTAGATTGCATCCAGAAGAATTTGAACACATAAAGGAAATATTCCGAAAGTATACGGATGTTCTCCATCAAAATCATGAGGGTGAAACTGAGTATAATTTTATCCACAATTATTATAATAATCAGCATTTTCCGTCCTATCACGAAAAGAACGACGAAAAATAACTCGTGATGGAGGCTGATTAGTGTGAAAAAGAAAATAGAGACTTCAAAAAAGATAGCATGGTTTTCTGGCATTTGTTTTGCTGCATCACTAATTTATAGCATGTTTATATATTCTTATGGCGTAATATATGACAAGATGTGTGACTTTACATTTTTAATTACATTGATTAGTGTAACTGGATCTGCATTTGCTACAACATCTGCCTTTTATTATAACAAAGCACGCCACGAAAATGTAATTAAGATACAAAAATATATCTTAAAGATTAAATACTTAATATTAAAAAGCATTGGATTATTAGATGATTATCGTGTGCAAGCAGAATTAGATAGCGAATTATCTAAAATAGATATTAGTATTGAAAACGAAGTTTGCGAAACAAATCAAAATATTATACAGAGCGAATAAGGAGAAATAGGTTATGGAATTAGTTCAAGATTTATTATACATATTGCTTACTGCGGCAGTTCCCGTATTAACAACGTATCTTTGCAAGTTTCTTTATGAGAAATGGACTGGAAATAAAGATTCGGTTAAAAATGAGCACATAAAGGCAGTATTAGAACAGGTTGTTTCTATGGTGTGTGATGTTGTGGCTGCTACAACCCAGACATATGTAGACGAGCTTAAGAAGAACGGTGAGTTTACAAAAGAGGCCGCAACGGAGGCATTTAAGAGAAGTAAGGAGACTGCAATGCAGTTATTAACAGAAGAAGCAAAAGATATCATATCTAAAGTATATGGTAACATAGACGTATATCTAGACACACTAATTGAGGCAACCGTAAAGAGCCAGAAAAAAATTGGTTAAAGAATTTAAGGAGTACAGACAATGATCTGTTCTCCTTATTTTTTTACGTTTTTATTCTCAATATATCCCTTTATAATGTCGATGATCCAGGAGTTAACTGTCGAGTATCCTTCTGCTATTGCACATTTTTCTATCTCAAATTTAAGCTGAGGATCTACTCTTAGAGTCATTACTTTCCGTTCTTTTTCCATATAACCACCTCTATTTTAATACTATCATAAGATAAAAATGATGGCAATATTTATACGAACGATAGCATGAATTATTTGTGTGCGATAGGGGAGAATAGATTTGAATTACATGGTAATAATATAGATACAATTTTATTATCATATTTGCTTCCAAATTTTTAGGAGTCACCATAACGGTGGCTCCTATTTTTTATTTGTTTTGAAATTCTTGTTCTGCAAGCTTAAATGCTTCGGTCGGTTGTATATGTCTTTCTCTGCCGATTTCAGCTGCTCTTTGCCATATCGGATCGTCTTGATATAATTTGTCATTTTCCATAGCGTCAAGAATTTGCTGATATATTTTTGCTTTCTCTCTTGAATAGCATGCGATTTTTCTTGGATTGGTTATCATAATATCATCTCCTTATATTTATTATCTTATACGTTTCACCCATTTGCAAATCTTTAATAGTCCCGTAAATGTTACATTGAAGATACATCTATATCCCTGTATGTACCCTTCAGTGTATAAATTAAATAACATATACGCATCGTCTTTAGTACCAACTACATAATTCTTATCTCGCGCTCTTGGCGTGCGTACTATAATGCCAGCGCTTTCAAGTTTATTGACGATTGGCATGAATACACTGTAATATCCTTCTTTATATCCTTTGCTTGCAACACGCTTGTGCAAATCTCCGAAGTGAAATTCTTTTAACTCAAACATAGTATCAATAATTGCTTTCTTATATATGTCTATTGATCCAAGGCTTATGTCTATGTGTCCGCTCATAACTTCATTTAGATTGCCGTTCATAAAAATATCTATGCCGCCATTATAATTCACAACAATTCTTTCTACAAGTAACTTTAATTGTTTAACAGTTAGCGCATCACTCGTAATGATTTCATCAAATAATAGTAGTGCCTTGTTTAATCCACTCCTTACTTCCTTGCTCGATTGAGAAACGCTTTGTTGTTCATTAATTTGAGTTTTTAAGGATTGTATATAGCTTGATTTATCATTTATTGCTTGCTGGTAAGTTTCTTCAAGTATATCCTTCATTGCAGGATTTTTTATAATATCTTTGACCTTTTGCTCCATGAGGATTTTTAGTTCATTTGTTGTCTTTGATAATTCTTTTTGTAGAGCTTCTATTGAATTAATAGCATTAACGTCGCATACTTGTTTTAATTCCTTTTGAATGATATTATCTAAGTTTTCGATTGCTCCCTTCAAACTATGTCTGCACTGTCTCAGATATACTTTAACAAATTCCGTCAATTCATCTTCATATACTCTGTTATGATTGCAATAATTTGCGCCATAAGAATTATAGGTAGAACAAACATAATATCTTCTTTTATTAACTCCACTTCTTGGTGTTAATGGCCTTCCACAGTCACCGCAGAATATCAATCCGGTAAATATATTTACATGCTTTCTTACACCCTTATGATGTTTGGTAGCCCTTTCCGCTTTAACCTTCTGAGCGAGATAAAATGTCTCTTTGTCTATAAGTGCTTCATGGTGATCTGGGAATATAATATTTTCGCTTTTATCTCTTTTAATGTTTTTGCCGTGAATTCCTATTACTTGCATTTTTCTTTGTATCAACGTTCCAACGTAGAATTCATTAGCAATTATTCTCTTGACGTGTGTTGCAGACCATAATGTGGCGGCAGTCCTTTTGCTTGGCTCCAAACCATTTTCTTCTCTAATTCTTTCTAGTGCCTGCGTTGGAGTTGGAATTTTTTCGTCGTTTAACATTTTAGCAATATTCATGCTTCCATATCCATTCACATAAAGATCAAATATTTTTTTAACATATACGCTTGTTATAGGATCAATCTCGAATGTATGTTTTTTGCCGTATATTCTTCTGTATCCGTAAGGAACATTACTGCTAATCCACTTGCCTTCTTTTTGTTTTGAGTGAATTACAGCGCGAACCTTTTTACTAGTGTCTTTAACAAGTTTTTCATTTGCCCACGTTGTAATACCAAGCATCGAGTCATCGTCTGTGAGATTGTTGTAATTATCTCCTATACTGATTAGTTCAACGCGTTTTTGGATTAGGTCTTCGTTGAATAATTGTACTCTTGCATTATGCCTTCCCAATCTTGATAGATCTTTGACAATGATACCTTTAACTAAACCATCATCAATATCTTGTTTTAATCTATTGAATGCTGGTCTGCTCCACAAGTATCCGCTTATGCCGTCATCAACGTAAAATTCAGTGATTGTGTAGCCATGTTCGTTGGCGTATTGCAATATAATTTTTCTCTGATTAGCTATAGACATAGACTCAAAGTTGCAATTATCGTCGTCGCTTAATCTTACATATGCAACTCTTTCTTCTAACATTGATGTACCTCCTATGTTATTTATATGTACCTTGAATGTATTATAACATAGGATATGAAATTATGTAAATAAAAAATTATGAATTAATTTTATATTGAATCAATTTTTTTATTATTTCAACTATATCGTTATTGCCACCGATAAATGTAACAACTCTATAATCATTGTTTGTATATTTTTGTATATCTTCGTCTTTGTTTTTATGTATATAAATTGTCCTTTTTTCCATATAATCACCTATAAAAAAATAGCGACGATATTTCTACCGCCGCTATGAAATTGTTATTTGTCTTTTTGTAAATAACCAAAACATGTGTTGTTTATTTTGATATATGGCACATAGCCATTCCAATTAAAATGATAATATGCCCTAAAATACATTACATACTCAGGCATCGTACATCCATTTTGGAGCACATAATCTACGGCTTCATAATTTTTATTTGTAGGTGTTGTCTTTGGTATTAGATATGCTGGAGAAAATTGATTTTTCGCATAAATTACATCTTTCAATGTTTCTCCCCAATAACCATTTTGCCACCTATTAATAACCACAGACGCAACAGCTTTTTGACAATCAAGGCTTTCAATATTAGCCTCCTGATGTACTATTCTTGCGAGCATTTCACGCTCTTCAGCGGTTATATTGTACACATATGTCGGCTCTACTTCTACAATGACTTCTTTGATTGCTTCTACTGGAACTTCTTTTACAATCTCTTTTTCGACGACAACTTCTTTTGGCACCTCTACTATCTGAGTTTCAACCGATGGATTCATTAATAGTGCTGCAATAAAAACAATCTGTAGGATAATAATAGATCCCAAAATTGTTATAGTTCGATAGTACGATTGCTTATCCATTAGTAGAGCCAAAACCTCCGGTTCTAGTTGCAGTTACGTTGTCGTCTTTAACAGTGCCGTACTTAATAAAGATACCCTGCCCTATTCTATCGCCTTCTTTAATCTCATAAGAAGTGTCGCCGAGATTTAGAAGTCTGAAGCCGATATTGCCACCAGTAGACTCATTATCCCAGTAATCAGAATCTATATTTCCAATTGTATTAGCAATCATAACGGGCTGTTTTCCCATACTAGATCTAGGCATAATAAGTAGAGCGTTGTCATAATACATGTGTGCACGCACATCAGTCCAAATCATTACCATTTCTTTTGGTGGAATAATTACATTTACCGGACTATAAAAATCATATCCAGAGGAATATTTTGTTGCTCGCGTAGGGAGCTTAATCTCCCCCTTGTTCTTTCTATACTCGTCTTTTACAACTTCAAAAAATCTTGCCATAATATTTACTCCTTACATAAACAATTCGAAGATTTTACTCATAGGAGAGTTGTCGCTATTATAAAAGTTTTCATAAGAGTGATAATCTCTCAGATATGTATGCAGAAGCTCATAATAACGCGCTTTTGCTTCATCTAACTCTTTCTTGCGTGTCTCTTTTTCTAAAGCAAGCTCTGCCTTTTTTCTATCCGCCTCGTCTTGCTTCTTCTGCTTGATTATTTCTCCAAGGTGCGCATATTCTGCTTCCAGTTCTTCGATCTTCATTTCTTTTTCACCGTACATAATTCATCTTCCTTTCAATCATTTTGTGTTGTTAATCTTCTACTTTGATAATCTTGTATTTGCCACAATTACATTCAGTCTCTTCGCCTTTTGCCAGCGATTCTCTGAATGCAGAGCAAACACATTTTGTTGATTCATTCCATTCAAGAGCGCATGGGCAATATCCTCGCGTCTCTTGCAGTTGTCTATTTACCTCTGCGACAAGCGCTTTGTCGTCACCAAGAACAATTTTATATTTAACCATTATGATATCCTTTCAGCATACTGATTTGATGATGCTAATTTCACACCCAAAACAGCATCGTAATGTGGCTCTTCGTTTGGAACAAAACGACCAAACTTGATAATAATGTTTTTACATTGCTGAATCTTATTATAAGCTTCTTTTAATGAATCAAAGCCGTTGACCAGTTCATCTTTTCTATACCCAGTATATATGACAATATCATCATTAGTATATTTACGAAATTCTTTAACTAATTCCGGCAATGCCAATGGACTATCAAAAGGTTCTAATCCAGCACAGATAATTGCATGGGTTATTGGATTATTAATATATCTTTTAACCAATATATTAACGTCAATTTCTATATTTGGTGATTTGGCAAGAGAGCTGTTTTGACACAGCCTCTTACCACATTTCCAACTACAATATGGGAATCCGATTACCATTGATGGTTTTTTGTAACTTGTAAAATCTTCGTCTCGAATTTCTTTGATAATCATTTAATCACCAATCAGAGATGTTTCGCCATACATAGCGGCGGTATCATACCATTCTCTTGCAGAAAATTCCTTAAATCTTTCTTTGCTATAAGACTTAGAAGGAGTTAGGAATCCAACAACTCTTTGATATGTATCGCATGCATGCTCTCCACACTCAGGACAAATATCGCTATCTACAAAACCGTGATGGTTTTTGCAAACATTGATTTTTGTGTTATAGCAGAAATAAATGACGCCCTGGCTAGCAATGTAATTAAGCATCTCCCATGCCATCTCAGTATTTGGGAAATTATTATCGATGTTAATGTGGGCTATTGCGCCACCTGAACACTTATTATCGAGAATTGCGCTGGTTCTAATCTTTTCGTTGATAGTACACTTTGCTGTAAGCGGAATCCACTGATTACTATAGATAAAGTTATCATGAACATCAAATAGAATATTGTCTTTAGCACAAAGTTTTACTGCCGCCTGTTCAGCCGGGACACTTTCAATGTTGAAGGAATATTCATCAGTAAATCCATCTTTTGTTTCATTGAGCACATCAAAGATCTTGCTTGCAAAATCCATGCCATCTTCGGTATAGAACTTGTTGCCAAATTCATCTGTATCGATATATCCAAACTTCTCCATTGTTTCGTAGAGGCCGAGAATTCCAACTGTACAATACTGTTTATCCATTTCTATGCCGCCGTCACAATAATTAGGAAGTAGTTTCTTTTCAATATTTCTCTGAATAATATGTCTAACTCTATCAAGAACCTTACAACATAAAACAGTTCGTTTCTTGAGTAGATTCAAATATTTCTTTTCAGATACCTCATCTCCAAGTTCATAGAAGATATGCACGAGGTTGATTGTATTAACCTTAACAGAACCAATGCTGAGCGCTGTTCCACCAATAGAGTTAATGAATCCTTTAAGCTTAGACGTATCGGAAAGAAGTCTACAACAGTTACTGAGCGTTGTTACATCACCGCTTACAAAGAAGTTTGAGTCATTCCATTTACAGTTATGATCAGAACACCATCTCGCAAATTCTTCGTCTACGAACTTTCCATCTTTATAAAGAAGAGAATATGTCAAAACGGGAAATGTGAACATGTTTTCTTGTCTAATCTCAGATACAACTTCCATGAAGATTTTTTGATGTTCGATAAATTCGTCTACATAGTCAATTGCAAATGTTCCATCTGGGAATTCGAGTCCGCCAAACAGAGCTTCATAATATTCTTTGTCAAAGATTGAAACATTTACGAATGCGGACTGATCGATTCGCATAAATGGCTGATTCAGTCTATAGATGAGTTTTTGGAACGACTGTCTAACATAATAATCAGGATTGTTGATAATAAATCCGCTTTCACAATCTTTTTTCCAGAAATAATATGTCCATACAAGAATATTTGGAATTCCAACTGCCCCAGAAGATCTATTAGACATGAAACTGATGAATTCAATTACATCATCGATAAATGTGGTCAAGTGCTTAGGAGGACGTGAATTATAATTATTCAAGAAGAAAAGTCCTTCAGTTGCCAATCTGCTAAGATCATATGCATAACAATAAGGTACATATGTCGTAGACGGGAAGTCGTGCAGATAAAAACCGCCAGTATATTCCGTTTCAAGCCATTCCTTTGCTGTTTTCAAACCATACTTCTTTTTAATTTCGTAAAAGATTTTATTGGCTGCAATGACTTTATCGATTGATTTACCTTTTTCAGTTCTGAACGATGCAATGTCTTTATTAGAGGCATTTGCGTTTGAGTCTATTGTGACATCTGCCACATTTTTATCGACAAAAGCATCAATAAAATCAGAAAAGTTCATTTGAGAACTATGTATGCCGTTAAGGATTTCAAAATCTTCTCCATATTTTTCTCTTAAATTATACAGCGCTCTTTCAAAATCTTTGTTAAATTTAAGTTCAATATCCATATTTTACTGTTCTCCAATCCATTTCACGGCATCCTTAAAGTCCATAATTACTCCGTTTACTTCAAGCTTTGGAGCTTCCTGAAACCCCTTAGTCTTCATTACTTCTACGTCATTAACCTCTTCGTATTGAATGCCGGCGCCTTGCAGTTTTCTGGCAATAACAAGACATCTTGGGCAATGCGTTGAATATAAAATTACCCTCTCTCCCATTCTTGATTCTTCCTTTCTATATCTTCAATAAATTTTTCAATTTCGCTCCAATTGTAAGCTCGATTGATATCATAAGAAAAATCTTTTGTAATGCTTCTGTTGTATGGATAATCCAAGCAAATACGTTCACAGATATTGCCAATCAGATTATCTAAATGGTCATCTATCATTACATCCACTCTCAGCATGCTTTTATCCATAATACGGATAATATGATCGGTTGGAATAAACGGATAGAATGTGGATACCCATGAGCATTTCCATTCAAAGTTGATTGGATCTGTTGCCGTTGCTAGATAAATGCGGTGTCCTTTCTGCGACAGTCTCTTAAGTGTTTCGCGTGCTCCCGGAAGCGGTTTAAGAGAGTCCCAAAGATCCTTCTCCTTAAAAAGCGAACAGAGTGCATCGGCATCACATTTAGGCATGCATTCCGCAAAATTATAAGACGTCAAATCTGACATTTGAAGTTTCTTATTAAAGCGTGAATTATAAATTTCCAACATTTTTTCGCCGAGGTTGTTTAGGCAGTTATCAATGTCAACACAGATAATCATTCTGTAGCGTCCTCCGTATAGTTTTTCCAAACTCCTTTTACATCAGAGAGCCATTTTAGCATAGAATAAGCTTCTGCAAAATCAATATTTGAAATAACCCATTCTACGTCCATATTCTTTTTCATATTTCGGAACTGTTCACGCTCTGATAGACAACGGCTGCGATATACATCCATATCATCCCCACGCATTTTTGCCCGCTCTCTACGAGTGTCTTCTGGTACATTTATATATACTGTAACGAGTCGTAAGTTTGGAAGATTTAGCGCCTTAAGAGATTCGACACCTGTAGGGTCTATAATATAATAATCACACTTATACAGCTGATCGATGGTGGACCAATAATGGTTGCCGTTAATGCATGTATAGGCAGCAATCTCATTGTCTTCTCTCATCTGCGTATATGTATCTTCGTCAACGAAAATGTGTGTATCTCCCTCATTGATTCTTCGTGGTCGTGTAGTATATGAGATGATTTGATTTAGATGATTTCGACGGCACAGTTCATTTACCAGTGTATCCTTCCCGCAAGAAGATTCTCCCATTATGCACATCAACACATGCTCTTTATCATTCATTATTATCAAACCTCCTTGATTAGAAACACTACGACCGGTGCCATTGGACCAGCATAAGGAATGGATCTCAGTGTATTATATTCAATCCAGTCAATTGCATCTTGTTCAGATATGTTATCGTCCTCCATTAATTCACGAACCATAGAGTCGTAGCAATAAACTGCTTGACCATCTGTCGTTATACCAATAATAGAGTTATCAAAGGATGGATTATCAAAGACCAGTGTTTCATCATCCAGCTCTGCCCTTACGTCTTCGTTAATTGCCATCTGACTGCACCTCTAAACAGATTTCCTTAAAGTATGGAAGCGTTTCAAATACGCCACATATTTGAATCCATTCGTCTAGTTTATGGTTCTTGCGTGCGCGATGCATATTTAGAATATTTTCATATGTTAGAGTACAAGTGCGCATCTGGTTATAACTTGACGGTAGAAGCTGAATCATTTGCTTCCAATATTTTTTGTCTTTTGTTTTAATATATAACTCTCTATAAAAGTTCAGAGCCCGTGTTACCATAGATAGAACTCCAAGAGACGTATAATAATTACCGGGTGTTGTGCACAAAATTTCTTCTTCGGATGAGTTTGTTCCGTCAAGTAAATCCTCACAACTAAAATCCTTGGTGGTAAATTCTTTGTCATGGATCTTATGCATCGTAGAACACGAGTTGACCACCGTTCCCACTTTATAAGTATCAAATTCCTTCCACCAATATAGCGGTGCAGTAATGTCCACGGAAACGAAAATCTGTCTTAAAAACTTGCGGTGATCCGAGCCGGACTTAGCGAGAGATCGTGCCAGTTTAAGGTCGTTTTCACCAATCACAAATCTGCCTGGGTGCTCCGATAAGTCCCAAAAACTATCACTCTTGTCCCAACTGTTCATAGGATTACGCATGCCACGTATTGCACCATCAAAATTGAAAACATTTATTCTTTCAATCTTAATCAAATCTTATTCACCTTCCTTTAAAATACAATATTTCATAACTCTTTGATAATCAGACGAATCAAACTTTTGATAATCATCCCATTTTATTGCTGTCTTAGGTAAATCAACAAGACCTCTAACATCATAAGCATTATCATCAAAAACAAAGTAAAAATGACACAAAACCTGATCATACCAAATTACACCATCAGGAAATCTTCCTTTAAGCATATAAGTAAACCAGTAGCACAATCCGTTTAAGTAACGATCATCGCCGTCAAATAATGATATAAATTTTTCTATTGAATTCATCTTTAATCTTCAATTTTTCTAATGCCATGATATTGACAAGCACATTCTAAACAACAGAAGTAATTGCCTTCATCGTCAATATGAATTTCGCCTGAATCATCATAGATATCTTCTCTGCACTCTTCGCATCGAGCAATTTGACGCGGCTCAAAATCATCCATTATCAGTACCCTCCTCTAATTCAAATTTTTCTTTCTCGTAAAGAACGCCGTTTTTTGGAGGGCGAGAAATTGCGTCTTGAGGAATGAGTCTAGATCCGCGTGACATATCTCCGTATGCTTCTGACATTACAGAGTCCCATTGTGGTTTAGTGAGCACACAAATAACTTTATCCTTAAATAAAGGGGCGGCATAAGGAAGTGTTTGATGCGCTTCATATGTAAAGTTATATCCACGCTTACGAATACGCTCTACTAATGCTCTTTTGCGTTCTTCAGTAAATGAAACTGTTGGATAATCACTCAGATAACTACATACCCATCCGATTACTGGCTGACTCATATTTCGTCCTCCTGGCTTTTAAGAAAGTTCTTAATCAAATCTTGCTCTGGCTGTCTAGTAAGATTTTCTTTTGCCCAATGCAGATAGGAAATATCAATCTTAGCAATCTCAGGAATTGTATGCCCCTTCATTTTGCCGAAGTTGATTGTATAGGTATTGACGTCAGGTAATTCCATTTTAGGCTGTTCGAAATTATCAAAAGCCATAGTAAGATCTTTTCTACTAGCAAGATAGTCGGCTAGATGTACAAAATGCTGATATATGCTTGCAGGTTTTGGTAGAGAAACAGAGCTCTTTTTATCAACATTCCACTGCCCCATATGCGATTCAATGCAGTTCGCCATAAACTCAATCTCTTCATGATTAAGATACTTACCATCAAAACTTTTAATCACATTTGCCATTTGCATAGGGTGATCAAATTTGGTGAATTTAGATCTTTCATAATCAGACTGTTCTCCGCTCTTACGTCCGTCATGCACAAGTCCGGCTACACGCATTAAGTCCATTTGACGGCTTGTAAATACTGTATTGTATTGCTCAAGCTCGAAAAAGAAGTTCAGGAATCTTACGACGGCAATCTGATGTCGCATAAGTCCACCTACGCCAAGTGAGTATGCAGGATGATATTTGCCTGTTGAGGAAGCGCCAACTTCCCAAATATAAGCCGGAAGTCCATCTACAAGAACTTTTGCAAATTCTCGAATATCCTCGTTAACAATAGTTGCAAGGATTGGAGCAACCATATTACTCTGCTGTTCCGTCATCTTCATTTACCTCTTCCGAATCATTTTGTTCTGTAAGCTGTACAGAAATCAGTTTCTTAATCTCCGCCGTCATTCTTTCATAATCGCGCAAAGAAACTTTGCCGGGCTTTACAGTGTGCTTTTGAATTGCGGCAAAAACTGCAGCACTAATCATCTTTGCTCCAATTTTCATTCCAGATGTTCTCGTGGATTCAAACCACTGAGTGATGACCTTCTTTAGATCGTCTTCATTGGCATTTTTAATTTCTGCAACCGCAGCTGATACCTTTTCTTCTTCCATATTTATTTCCTTTCTATATTGATTTATAATATTATATCACAATCATTTTGTATTGTAAATTGACGAACTGCACAAACTTTAACGATATAATATATGCATTATATATAATTTATCGTCCTAATAATTCGTCTGGTAGAGGCAATCCTTTTTCGTGACAAAATTCAACCACTAGATCCATTGTAACGTCAATAACCTTGGCCATCTTCTTTTCATATACTACCTTTGTTCCATATCTCTTAAGCCATTTCTTTTTGATGCGCTTCTTTTTATGCGTTCTAACTGGAACAAGTTTTGGAATTTCGGTTTCTTTTAGAACGGCGTATTTGTCTGCTTCTTTTAACATTTCCTGGGCAATGTCTTGTAAATTCATATAATGTCTCCTTTTTTATTTATCACCGATATTATGACGACAATAACAATTTTCGCAATATATATTACCATCATCGACGGTAATAAAATCTCCTGTAATCCAATGACCACAACAGTTGCACTGCAAAGTTTCCGCATATTCTCCGCCACATTCTGGACAAGCATAAAATACTTCAAATGGGCCATGATCCATACCATGGGTTTCTGTATATTTCTTCGGCACTTCAAAAATTTTTCCACAATCCAAACATATGAACATTTTATCACTCCCAATCATTCTGTCGTGTTTATTTTATATGATGCGATTGATTTTGTCAAGAGATCATCTTAAGAAACTCTTCTTCTGTAATGATTGGAATATTTAATTCAACGGCTTTCTTGTATTTACTACTGCCACTTTGTTCATTTGTAATTAAGTAATCTGTTTTTGAAGAAACTGATCCGGCAGATTTTGCACCAAGAGAAACAATTTTTTCATTAATACTATCTCTGGTGAATTTCGTCAATTTTCCTGTCACGCATAGGGTTTTCCCGCTAAATGGATTTGCTTTGATTTCGACTTTTTCTGGTTTAATAAAGTTCATCTCAGCGGCAAGATCGCAAATTTCTTTCTCGTTTTCTGCAAAGTACTTCGTGATATTTGAAGATGTAATACTGCCAATGTCCTCTAAATCGGACCAATTGAAATCATCCTTAAATGCCTTAAGTAGTTTGTCGAAATCGCCGTCAAAAGCTGCGGAAATAGTCTTGGAGGCTGACTTTCCGACGCCGTCAATAGAGAGTGCCGTGATAAAGTTTTCTAGTTTAACGTTTTTACTTTGTTCAATTGCATTGAGGAGTTTATCCACAGACTTCTTGCCAAATCCATCAAGCTTCATCATGTCTGATTTATTTACGTCTAAATAATAAATATCAAGGAAGTTTGTAATCCATCCAAGTTCAATGAATTTTTCCAGAGTGGCTTCGCTTAAGCTGTCGATATTCATCGCGGGTTTAGATACGAAGAACTTCAATCTGCCAAGTAATTTGCCTGAACAGTTATTATTTTTACATACCAAAACTTCGGATTCATTCTCCTTCACAACTTCTGTTTCATGTCCGCAAACCGGGCAGTACTTAGGCGGAATTATAGGAGAATCGCCATCTTGGAGGCAAGAGTCAATCTGCGGAATGATTTGGTTGGCTTTATAAACTTTTACGGTGCAATTATTAGTCAGTCCTAGTTTCTTGATGATGGAAATGTTGTGCAATGACGCTTTGCTTACGTCGGTTCCATCAATATTAACTGTTTCAAAAACAGCAGTTGGCGTGAGAGTGTTTGTTTTGCCCATTGTCCATTCAATATCAAGCAATTTGGTTTCGTATAGCTCGTCATAAAACTTATATGCAAGCTGACTTCTTAGGTGATGCCCGGTTGCACCAAGAGAGTCACCGTAGGCAACGTCATCATAACCAATTACGCAACCATCAATTGGATAACCATAATTCTGCGCAATTTTTTGAATGAGCATAATTACGTGTTGAAGTCTATCATAATCAACACATTCCCTATTAAGAGGAATCATTGGGACTACATCAAACCCTAGTTCTCCCATTATTATCCATCTATCTGTAAAAGAGTTAAGGTTACAACCCTTAATTAACTTCCACGCAACAAACTGCATATTTCTCTGTGCTGCTATAGCACTATCAAGCTGACGAATAGATCCTGATGCGAGATTGCGAGGATGTTTATATTTTTCATCTTCGGGGAGTGTTGAGTTAATCTTTTCGAAATCATCATATGAAATGATAACCTCACCATCTACAATAATCTCATCCTTACAGTTAATATGCAAAGGAATGTTTTTAATGGTCTTAGCGCAGTGTAAAATATCTTCACCGGTTTCTCCATCACCCCTCGTCTCCGCAGAAACAAGTTCTCCATCTAGATATCGAAGTGAACATGTTAGTCCGTCCATTTTGGCCATCACTACGCCGTCTCTTCCATCAAGAAACTTAACTACATCGCCAATTTCTTTCGTCTTGTCAAGTGAAAGCATTGGATGGTTATGTCTTACTTTAGTTAGTTCCGATCTGACTTCATAGCCAACAGTCTGAGTAGGAGAAGTGGCCATAATGAATCCAGTTTCACTCTCTAGCTCTGATAGCTCATCATAAAATAGATCATATTCAAAATCAGAAATTTCACTGCGTTGGTTATTATAATATTCATTTCTGTAATGATTAAGTAGCTCAACCAACTCTTTAATTCGTTCTATCTTTTCCATTCATTTCCTCCTACTAATCGCATATATCGTACAAGCACGTATTTGCCCTTTGGACCATTGCGGATGTTTGTTGCGTATTTTTGTATACACATATCCGAACCGATTAAATTTTTTACTGCTCGGCATAATTATTTTCACAGACGTTATCTTTAGCCATTTCATCCAAGATATCACATAGCTTGATGATTGCCTGTCTGCACTGATATACATTCCATTCTGCTGCTGACATGGAAGTATCTCTTGGTCTAGCCAAATCTAATTCTTTTTTGATCTCTTGAAATTTTGTTGTTAATACTGTTGCTTTTGACCAATCCATATTAGCACCTCCTTTTATTAAACATCATAACCGCGCACACCAATCGGTACAAAACTAGGTATAGGCTGAAGTTTAAACAAGTTTTTGTTATGTAGATTATCAATCTTTTCTTTTACTGCTTCATTTTCACATATGCCGGTTAGGATATATTTATTTAGTATTTCATAAGTGAATCCAAGATTATTTTCATCTGTTTTGCCACAAAGGCCATCAGATGGAGTTTTGTGAGTGAGTTCATAGGGCAACCCACAAGCGTCGCCAATAGCAACTACCTCATCCGTGGTAAGATTAGCAAGGGGGCTAAAGTCTCCAACGGAATCTCCCCAACGGGTGCTATAACCTACGTAATCCTCAGAAAGGTTGCATGTATTAGCTACACGACCGTTCAACGACTGAGACATTGCATAGAGTACAGTCATACGAATACGTGGAGGAAGATTGGTTATCGCCTGATTTGTAGGAATAATATGTCTTCCCATATTTCCACGAGGCGAACAATAAAATACACTATTCAAAATAGCTTTATATGCTTTATTTATATCAACCACTGCGTGTTTAATATCAAGATGCTCAACTACCTTAAAAGCATCTGCTATATCATTTTGAATATCATTAGGCATCAATACTCCAATAACTCTATCCCTGCCAAGTGCCTCAACACACAAAGCAGCCACAACAGTGGAATCCTTACCACCAGAGATGCCAATAACCGCATTACAATCTTTGCCATTCTCTTCAAACCAATCGCGTATCCACTGCACACAATCATTTTTTGCTTTTACTGCATCAAACATTTTCTTTACCTCGCATTTACAATATAATCATGAAGTGTAGTAATTTTGCCATAAACATAATTAGGAAGCAGGAGCTCCAATTTCATAGCATCGCCAAGAACACAAGTATAAAGGAGTCCTCTTACTTCGGTAGCATTCACATTATCTACTCTTGGAAGAAATTTGAAATAAATATGCTCTCGTTCATTGTCACCGAACCAACTCAATGCGATTTCGGGTTTGTCACTGTAATAGAAGACAAAATCAGTATCGCCAGTATATTCACACATTTTGCTATAAAGATATTCGCCCCAAGAATGTGTATTATTGGCTTCATCGCTAAGGTCATTAAGAGGGACTATCTCAATATGTTTCAATTGATCTGAATTGAGTACTTCATTGAGACTACTTTTAATTAAATCAAGCCGTATATCAATTGGAATAGGGTTGCGTTTAGTGCCAAATTTATCGGCGCTACCGACTAGAACATACAAATCGCCACCAAGTTTCCGCATATCTTTATAAGCACGTTTAATCTGCGCTAGGTGGCCGTTATGAAAAGGCTGGGCGCGAAATAGAATTACACCTGTCATTTTTTACTCCTTCTTTATCCAACGCATACAAAAATCATCATCTGGGCGAAAACAACAATTAAATATTTTACATTTGTTAGTTTCTTCATCAAAGACAGAACAATGCCTACAATTTCTTTTAGTAATATGAAGAAACCACCAAAGAAACTTATTTATCCATTTATTCATTATCCAAGTACCATCAATCCATATTTTCCATCAGCAGAATAACAAGCTTCAAGTCGTCGTTCATACTGATTATATTTTGAATCAATAACGCCAGTATAAATGTAAAGCGGGCGCACGGGAACACTATAGGGAGCCTCTCTTAATGATTCTCTTGTCATAATAATTGGAGCATCATCCGCAAGGTTAAGCTCTTTAAGCATTTGTTTTAATTCACCAACTGTTTCAATGCACATTATTAAATACCTTCCCGCAGTCTATAATCAACCGCCTGCTTCAAATAGTCTGCATAGTTCTCGTCCTGACACATCGTCTTACCGGGAACATCGCTCAGTTTTGCTACTGGATGACCATTTACATACTGAAGTTTAATGACGATATTCAGAGGATCTACATTAGTATCGTTAGTGAGATAAGTGCCAATACCAAAGCTTACATTAATGCGGCCATTAAAGTGATCGTAGATCGCCTGAGCTTTTTCAAAATCAAGGCTATCGCTAAACAGAAGGGTCTTGGTTTTAGGATCAATACCAAGCTTTAGGTAGTGTTCAATAATCTTCTCGCCCCACTCGTAGGGGTCACCAGAGTCATGGCGAACACCAGTATAGCAAGTCGCCTGAAGCTTGTTGAAGTCCCGCAGGAACAGGTCAGTTCCAAGAGTATCAGTCAATGCGGTTCCCAGGTCACCCTGGTATTCTTCAAACCACTCTTCAAGAGCTGCCTTGTTAGTATATGCAAGCTGAATGCCGGGGACGCCCTGGAACATCTGAACATATTCGTGAGCGTAGGTGCCGATTGCCTTGATACCATATTTCATAGCGAGATAGACATTAGAAGTGCCAACACAGTGCTTGGTTTTGAGAAGCTCAGTCATTACATAATCCTGCCACTCTCGGCTAAGGCGTCTTCTGGTGCCGAATTCCGCAAAGTTGAAAGTATAAAGAGGGTCAGGAGGTACAAATCCTACAAGTTTGCTGTAAAGCTCCTTTCTCGCACTATCAACGAGGTCAAGATAGTTATACTCCATACGGAAATATACTTCGTTGACAATAGCAAGGAGATAGATTTCAAACATCATAGTATTGAAGAGAGGGCCCTCTACCTTGATATTGAGTGTTCCTTCTGGATTAGTTCCATGAACATCATAATCAGACATATAAGCTTCTACATATCTACGAAGAGGATGCCAGATGCGAAGGAACTCAACGAAGTCAGGCTTGATGAAACGCAGAGACGCGAGATAGTCAAGTTCTTCATCGGTAAAACGAAGAGTGCAAAGGTGGTCAATCTGCGCATTGATTTCTTCCACCATTTCTGCGGTAAACTTCACGTCATTATTGCGGCATTTGAAGATATAAGTGCCATTAAGATTAGTATGACGATGGAACATGGTCTGGAGCATAGTGAACTTATACAGGTCAGTATCAGTAAGATGGGTAATAATGGGAGACAGTTTCATCATAATCAATTATTTCCTTTCATTTATTCAATTCTTTGATTGCTACAATACCGAAAAGGATAAAGCCAAGACCAAGAACGCCCATAAGTCCAATATAAGCAAGTATAATTGTTTCCATAATTAATTATTTCCCTTAAATATTTTTTAAGTATTCTATAAATACGCCAATACCAATTATGGCAAATGTAGCATAAGCCATGTAGTAAAGTATATCAATGAGTGTCATATCATTTGGTCTATGTCTCTCATAATTTTTTCAAATCCGTGTCTTGCAATTTTATCGAGATAATACTCAACCTTTTCTTGTGTCATATGATGCCATCTATTTTCGTACTTATGACTTTCATAATATTCAAGAGGTGCAGCACTATAGTATTTATCACCTAGATATGTCATAGAAGCTGCTACACGATCACAGATCATCTCTTTTAGATACTTCTCAGGCATCTCGATAGGCACACTTACACCAGTGTTAGGATTAATATCCTGCCAATACTCTACATGGTGTTTGTTTCTGTTATGATGATGAACCCACGCATCTGAGTATCCTTTGTCTTTACGTTCCCCGTGATGCGGAGATGCTGTTCCAGTGTAGTATTTGACTCCATTCCAGAATTCAACGGGATGATACTTAGAGAGATCGTGCGTCAATCCCTGCCAATAGAGGCCGCATTTGAAACATAGTTTTCGCACCATTGCACGATGCTTATGCACGGTTCGCGCATGGCCAATAAACTTCTGAAAAGTATTCATTATTACTCTCCGATTACATTGATCTGACAGCTCTTCATAACCTCAAGTGCTGCCTTGTGCTTCTCAGGAGTTACACTAGCGCAACAGCTTGCGTCCACAGTAATATTTGCCCAAGGATAATTTGCTTTAAGGATCAACGCGTTGGATACCACGCAGATATCCGTACACAGACCGACGATCTCAATGTCTTCAAGATCTCGGAAGTAATACGTATCATCCTCGTCATTTTCGTAAGCAGACTCAGTAGAAGTCCAGAACTGCCAACCAAAAGTATGTTTGTCAATATGTTCGCAATCCTTAACATCAAGATCGTGGTGGATCTCCCAACCCTCGGTGCCAAAGATGCAATGCTTAACAGGAAGATGCTTTCCTTCGTTGGTATTTAGGTAGTCCTCATCGTGGGTGTCTCTGGTAAAAATAACTTCGTCGCCACGCTCCAGATACTCATCGATCTTCTTTTTTACGTTAGGTACAATAGCCTGTGCTTCTTTGGTTCCAAGAGAACCTGTGATAAAGTCATTCTGCATGTCAATTACAATTAAAGTTTTCATAATATTTCTCCTTATTTAAGCATTTCTGCAATTATTTCCTAATACATCTAACACTGCCGCTTGCATCAATGTCTCCGCCAACATCACCACAAGTAACAGAGCCACTAGCGTCAACATTACCAGTTACATTACCGTGAATAGTACAACTACCACTGCAATCCACGGAACCACAATTACCTTGAACAGTTACTGCTCCTGCGGCATCGAGTTTATTACAATCTCCCTCAACAATGACGGTAATATTCTTACAGTCCATTGATTCATCAAGCACTTTGCCATCAACAATAATCTTATCATTGATAACGGTAATATTATTTCCGTTTACTCGAATCGTTTTACCATTTACAGAAACAGTCGAATAACTGTTATTTTTATTCCATCCAAACATTATACTTCACCTCTAACAATTCTTTCATTCACAGAAGCAACGAACTCATTGATCTTTTTATAATCAGGATTATCTGGTAGATCCGTACTATGTTTTGCCGCATCCAGCTTAGCCTCCAAGTCATCAACAATATCAAAGAACTCAGGCGTTGGCTGTCTGTTGTCATCTAGATATTTACCATTGCGAATACTCATAAGGAAGTCGTGATCTTTTTCTCTGTATGTAATAATTTCGCCATCGTTAAGAATATCAAGACACATTAGATACAGCCTGACCAAATGCATCATGTGCTTACCAAGTTTGCCATGCTCTATTGCATGAGAATTGCGCTTTCCGATCTTGCCGTATTCTTTAACAACATTGTGCATTACAGACCACATTCCTTTGTAGTCCCGCAAAGGATAATGCTTAAGATTTACATCCATAAAGATTTCAGTATCATATTCTTCAGACTCTGATTTATCGATATATAGCTTGATGGCCTCATCGTCATATTTGAAGTAATGCTCTTTGAAGGTATATGAGGCATTTTCGATACTTTTTAAAATATGATGTTCTTGTTCTGTCTGCGTAACAAGTCTCGCTGCTTTGTTGTCTAGACGTCTGAGCTGTGCGTTCGCATATCCGCCAAAAGAATGTACACACTTTTTAGACAAAAACAGATGTTTATGTTCCAGCAGCTCTTTACCTACTGGAGAAAGATATACATAATGTTCGGGCTTACATCCAAGCAGTTCAATAGTATTTGGGTTTACGTTAGAAAGCAGACTGATAAGCTTATTAAAGCTATAGATCGTTGTATCTGTTTCTTCATTGACAAACTGTTCGAAATTTTTATTCGTCAAAATTTCCTCTTTTGAGTTCAAAGCGCAACCACGAATATCAACATCTGATGTTTCAACATTTGTTCCATATGCGTAGCTGCCACCAAGCGTTAGTAAAATAACATTAGGCCCAAGATGCTCATTCGTTTTTAGGAATCCATATTCCGGTGTTTTTAACATGGATTTTATTTCACTGATTGTCATTCGTTTAAACCTTTCAATCATTTTGTACTGTATATATTATACTTAAAATCTTAGCTTTGTCAATAACTATATTCCATTATTTACAATTCATTAACAAATAAAAGGAGAGCCATGTTAAACTCTCCTTTCATTAGTGGTTGTATTAGCCGATACTATTAAGAACTTCTTTGATACCAACGAGCGCACCGAAGCCCTCTCCTTCACCGGATGTAATAATAGTCTTCACGGTCGGGTTGATTGCTTCTACTGCAGCCATCTTTACGTCAAGTTCCTTATCCTTAAAGTACTCCGTGGTGTAACCCTTCTGCTTTTCGAGTTCTGCTTCTTTCTCAAGCTTTGCGATCTCAAGCTCCTGCTCTGCGATCTTTACATTTGCCTCGGAGACTGCCAGAAGAGCTTCTGCTTCTTTCTGCTTTTCATATGCAGCCGCGTCTGCTTCTGCCTGGCGCTGAATCATCTCACGCTCAGACTGTGCCTTCTGCTGATCGACGATCTGCTGATTCACTTCATTCTGACGCTCGCGCTCAAGCTTAGCGAGTTCAACCTCATTCTGTGCCTGAGTCTTCTGGTCAATCTTAGCCTGGATATCTTCAGGGAGAATAAGAGTACCAATCTCAAGGCGGACAAGTTCAACACCATATACGTCGTTTAGAGTGCTGGAAAGGATGTTAAATACCTCAGACTGGATCTCTACTCTAGAAGACTGGATATCATAAACGGAATATGCCTGAGACACGGAAGAGAGTTTACCCTTAGTAAGACCATAGATATCGTTATCAACAATGGAATCGAAGGACTTTGTACCGAAAGACTTAATGATTTTCTCGATGTCGAGAGGTCTTACGCTAATATAAATATCAGCATCGATGTTCTTGCCTTCCTGAGATGCAATCTGCATGCTCATATCCTTCTTGTTATCACCTTCTGCAAGACCAGTCCAGTTGCAGCTAATAATAGTAGTGGGATAGGTAAGTACATCCTGAGTGATTGGGTTAATTGAAATTCGACCTGTTCTTGCTTCGTTAATTACGGATGTTCCGGGAATCACATTATCGTCGTCTCGTGCGTTACGGTCATAAACATAACCAACGTAGCCAGCAGGAATCGTCTCATGAGTTGCGCCATAAATAATCAGTCCGCCAGTAACCAGAATAACCATAGCCAAAAGGGCTGCTACAAACTTGCTCATATTAAATCTCCTTAATTTTTAAAATTCTTTTCAATCCAATTATAAATTTCTTTGCGATAAAAAAATGCGATAACCATTGCTGCGGCAAACAGTAATATAACACCTTTAATTGGCATGTTTATCACTCCTTTTCGAGCTTTCGTAGTCTACGCTGTAGTTTGCGAACAATGTTTCCATTATTGGTGCCGCGTGTTCGCAAAAGAGCGATACGATTTTCTAGGGCCATCTTTTCCATGTCTCTTCTCCTTTGAATAAATTTTAATGGCAGGAGCACAGGGAGTCGAACCCCGATCAGGAGTTTTGGAGACTCTTATTCTACCATTGAACTATGCTCCTATAAACTGAGGATTGGGTTTTACTACGCAAGATCCTCTCAAACCGTAGTTACC